CATCGGCTCACGACCCTTATCCGGCTCGGGCGTATCGTCTACAACCTCAATTTCAAAGGCATCCTGCTTTTCTTCCTGTTTTTTGTCCTCGATCTCGTCGGGGAACTTAAATGCTTCTTTGTCAGCCATGTTTACGCTCCGAGTTTATTTTCATCAAGTTTGTGGTCTCCGCACCAATCGCTTACCCAAACAACCGGGTACCCATTCATGGATGGTGCGTGACGACGGCAACGCCCAATACCTTTGTAGTCTTTAGGCATTTGCTTTGCGTCAGGAACTTTAACTACATACCACATACATGACCGACAACTCATATTTGAACTGCGGTGCTTCCACGGATCAATTGCACTCATGTCTTTTCCTTTATTTGCGGCGGATACCGCGAGGGTCGTCAACTACACCCTCCACCGTATCGTCGTTGATGATGCGAAACTCACGGCCATGAATATCCAGACGAGTGCCGGAATGAGACCGCACAATGATGAAGTCACCCTCCTTACACCACGGGCCGCTGGGAAATTTGGTAGTGTCTTTATAGGCATCAGGGCCAAGAGCAACCACAAACAAAACCGTGGTCAGAATCTCCTCATGCTGCATGGTCACGTCAGCCTTCACAATCCCGTTGTCAAACTTGTCTTCGATATCAGGAATTGCGCATAGGATGTGATACCCGGTTGGTTTGGGTAGTTGCCTACCACGTTGTTCAAGCGGAATATCTTCTTCTACAGGCTGCGGTTTGATTTTCGTTGGATCGTTGGGATCAACTCCAATCAGGATTTCACTCATCTTCATCATGCTCCATACGTTGTGCAAGGTCTAATGCGGTTTGCTTTGCGAACTCCAGACCCTGAATGACCCCGCAAAGTTTTTGATACTCGTCATAAGTTTTTGCAGTCCCCCTTCCAAGGAACTGTTCTATCTCCGTGCGCCGTTCATCAAGCTTTGAGTTGATGTATTCCAGCGGAGTGTTGTAATTCATGCAGCATCATCTCCTTTAGGTTTAACTTCCGGTTTTTCCCTCTGCATCTGTTTCTGGTGCCCCAACTGCTCACGATGTTTTGTAAGATCAATTGCGGCCTTCTCTTTGCTCTTGCCAATCTCAATACCCAACCGCACCCCTTCGATCTGCTGCCGGGCTTGCGCCTCTTGCTCTTTAATCCTGATCTCATCGGCTTTGGCAGCGGCATCCAGCACGTCTTTCTTGGCTTTGCGCTGCACCTCGGCTTCCTTGATCTGGAGTTCTTTCTGTTGCATCTGCACCAGCGGGTCTTGCATCTGCTGCTGGGCTTGCTGCTGTTGCGCTTCGGCCATGTCTTTTTGCAGGAGCTTGGCTGCGGCCTGTGCTGCCAGTTGAGAAATCTGAACCTCAATCTCAGGTGGCAACAGTTCAGTTTCTTCCCCGGTTTGCTTATCTTGATACGGCGGGAGAGTGGCACCCAACTGTTTCTCGATTTCTTTCCGGTACTGCATGGCGACGTGCTCCATGATGTGTGCCGAAGCTGCTGCCATGATTGATTGCGCCTGCGGGTTTTGCCCCACCACTGCCGCAAGCTTGGGGTCTTGAAGAGCCGACATATGCACCGCCAGATGCGCCTCGTGATCTTGGTACATGAATGCTTTCACCGGCTTACCCATCAGGAGGTTCATGTTCTCCGTCACCGGGTCGGCAGGTTTCTGATCTTCTGCACTCGGCACAAGTTTGGCTGCGTTCTTAACCCCCAAGACCTCAATCATCTGACGATGAAGCATGGGCATGTTGTAGAGTTGAGGAGCACTTGCCGCCAGTTGCATGACCGCCTGATACTGAACAACTTTTTGCGACATGGTTGCGGCGTTGGGGTCTGACACCGGAATAACATCAACCTGATCATAGTCAGACTGCTTGGCTTTCTTGGTGCCAACCTCGGGGTCGTATTCGTAATCTTTCGGTGTGTCGTCCCGAATGATTGCCGCAAGGAGCCTGAACTCCTGCTTCATCGTGTAGTGAATCCGGGCTTGAACAGCACTCATTACCTTCAACACACGCTCAAGAATTGCCAGAGTTGTACCAACCGGAGCCTGCGCCGACATATCACTGACATTCAAATCCGCCGTGGCAGCAAATTTCTGGCCTTCCAACACAAGCTTATCGAGCAGCGAAACCAAAACTTGACTCGGCTCTTTGTACGGCAGCGGCAGGATGTTGTCGCGGATTGCGCCACTTGGCAGGTCAACATCACGGAATTCACCCGGCGCTATCGGCGTATCGTCACCCTTTACACGCATACCACGCGACTTCAACCCACCGGGCAGGTTTGCCAACGTACCGGCATCAATCAACTGCCGGATCAGAGAAGTTGCAGCGCGGGCGTGACCGCCAATCAGATGAATAAGCCCGAAGTAATAAAAACCAAAGCCGGGGATATATCCGTAGTGGACAAAGTGCTGGCGACGCAGTTTCAACGGGTCTTCTTCCAACCAGTTGCGACGAATGGCAAGGATGGTGCTCGTACCCTTTTCGATGGTTACGACGTAGGGAAGTGCAATGCCAGTCGGTTTGCCGTTCTTATCTGTGTCCTCGTAACCTTCCAAATCCATGTCTACGTGCATCTCAAGAATCTGGAAGCGGTTATCTACCGACGCGTTGAACCCCTGATCTTTGGCTTTTTCCTTCTCAACTTCATCCATCACCATCATCGGTTCGCCAAGGTCAATATCCCTGTAGAACCCGGCAACCTGCAAGCGCCGCAGTTCATTCTTGGTCTTGCGCATCCGGTGCGTAATACGTTCAGCTTGCTCCAGATTGGCCGCACCATAAGGTACTACGATGTCTTCAGCGGGGATAAAAGGCGCAGTCGGACGATCCAAAGCAGTGTCGAAGTAGATTTTCTTGAAGGCATTACCCGAGAGGCACAAAGACAAGAGCAGGCGTTCATGCTCGGGGCGATACTCCCGCATTACATCCGTTAACTCGTGGTTCATGTCATCTTCAACACGGAGTGCGGCTTCTTTTTTCTCCGGGGTTTCCTTGCCGATGATCTTGGTTCTAACCGGCCCCGCAGCGGGGAACGTCTCCATGATGGTCTCGGACTGAAACTTCACAGCACTTTCCATCAGGAGCGGGTGGAAAACACCACAGGCACCGGGCCACGGCTCACTGCGCTCCTCATACTTCAAACCAAGAAGCTTCAGGCCGTTGACATAAGTGGTCAACCAGTCTTTGCGGGAAGTCAGGTCTGAGTCATATTCACCCAGCAAGTCTCCTGCGATGGTTTGCAGTTTTTGCTCACTTATTTCTTCTGCAAGGTTGGCGTTAAAGTCATTTTCCTCAGCCTCGGCCTTGGGGGTTTCTTCGCCTTCCACTTCAATTTCAATCTCGATTTCCGGCTCTTGAGTAAGAGCATCCAACCCTTGCGGGGCTTCGTACAGTGCTTTGTCTATTGCCATGATTATTTCTTTCTAGGTTTCGGCCAGTATTGCAACTGGATTTTTTTAATGGGGAATTTCTCCCCCGCCTGTTTACACTGCGATATAAACTTGCGCTCACAGAAGTTGGGTCTGCCACACGTCAAAATAAAAGTTTCCGACAAATCCCGCTTTTTATACCTGCGTTGCCGCGTCAACTTAACCGTACAAGTTTCACTGACATAATAGGTTGCTCTACGCACATCCGTCATCCGCGCCATCACTTGATAGAGCCGCCCCGCAAAAGTAACACTACTCATAACACCCCCTAATAGTATTGGTTTCTCTTAGATTTAAAAAACTTCGGCGGGTCGGGTTCATCCGTCGGCAGCTTGACATAACCCCCCTGCCGGAACCGCATCAAAGCAAGAGTTGAAGAGTCCACAAAGTCATCATGCTCCCCCGCCGGGAATGCTTCAACTTCATCAACAACTTCCTCGGCCCAACGCGTCCCCGGTGCCCACACCATACCAGAGGCAAATAGATCAGCTACTGCGTTCAACCTGCTTATCTTGTCGTTGCCTTTGCTCGGAGTGTACTCCTGTACCGGTATCCCCATCGCCCGAAGCTCATAAATAAGCGGAGCACCCGAAGCCTTCTTTTCCACGATCATACTGACCGGCACCATAGAGTCCATCTCCACCCACTTCCTATATGTAGAGTGCGCCGTATCTTTCAGTTCAGGAAACTCCATCCGGTCTTTGAATGCGTCTAGCAGGATGATGTTAGCCACCCCGGTAGTGCGGTCGTTGGGTTCTTTCTCCGGATACCATACCCCCCAGATAGTACATGCGCTGTAGTCGGCGCGGTTGGTCTTCTCAAATGCAGTGTCCCAAGCAATGATGATGAACTCGCACTTCGGGGGGTACTCCTGCGGCCACTCGCGCCACCAACTTGATTTGACTATTGCACCTTGCTTGGAGGTCGGCGCTTGCTGGTACTGGGCGTTCCACTTGTGGCTGGGCAGTTCTTCTTTTAACGCTAAGAGTTCTTGCAGGCTCCAGAACTCAGGCCACAACGGTTTAGGCGGGTCGTAATCTTCAAAGAGTGCAGGAAACTCAATAACTTCCCACTCGTCTCCACCCCGTTGCGACGCAGCTTTCAGCACTTGGCCTGTTAAATCTCTCTGACTCCATCGCGTCATCACTATGATAATTGCCCCACCCGGTTGCAGACGCTGCCTTGGGCCGGATGTATACCACTCATATACTTTGTCGTAGATTTCAGGGCTGGTTTCCGCAAGGGCGGCTTCTTGTTCTGAGTGCGGGTCGTCAATAATCAGGATATCAGCGCCCTTACCGGTTACCGCACCGCCTACACCGATAGCAAAGTAGTCGCCACCCTTGTTTG